ACCGTGCAGCAGCCCCCGCTTTTGCCGTACGCTATAGCCGTTGCGATTATGCAACGTGGCGGTATTAGATACCGCCCATTGTAGGTTCTGCAATACACGCGCGGGAAACATGAAAAAAGTAAGGAAAAGACGCGCGTCAATGAAATTAAAATTGGACTATACCTGACATAGTTGGACACGTGGTCCATTCCTTTTAGTTGCTGTACGTCTATTAACGACTGTAATGGATAACCTTAACGACGAAGGACCCACCCATTCATTGGCTATGAACCTATTTGATATGACAATACCAAGTATAAAAGGACTATATCTCTTTACGTTTTCATTTGAATTTGAATTGCATTTCATTTCTATTAGTTTTGTTAACTATATTAATTGTTTTATTCTAATATAGTCTTTGACAGACTCCTCAACATCTAAGCATGTATACTATGCGGTATAGACATGGAGCTCCTCTCTCTGTACGACGACCAATTTATAGACGGACTTATGTCCGTCGGTTCCCGGTTAGACGTCCTCCCGTCCGACGTCAGCTCTCGTTTTCCAACAAACCCGCTGATGATAAGATGACCAAACAGCGTCTCCATGAGAATCAATATGGCACACAGTATGCCATATCCAACAACACTTCTATCCCGTCTTTTGTGACATACCCACGCCTAGGTGGACCTTCTCCCAATAGGTCCAGGGATTACATGAAGCTGAACCGTCTGCGGTACAAGGGTACCGTTACCATAAACAACACCCAGCCCGATGTTACAATGTCTGGAGAAACCAAGATAGAGGGTGTATTCACAATGGCGATTGTGATGGACCGGAAACCACATGTTGGCCCATCTGGTTCGCTTCCCAAGTTTGAGGAGCTTTTTGGTGCAAATACCTTCAGTCATGGCAGTCTTGACATTGCGGCCCATTTGAAGGACCGGTACTATGTGCGTCACGTTTGTAAACGGGTTATATCTATGGAGAAGGACTCTACCATTTTGAACTTGACTGGGTCCATGAGTTTATCTTCATCACGATTCACGTGTTGGGCCTCGTTCAAGGATTTGAATGTTGATAGTTGTAATGGGGCGTACAGTAACGTCGCCAAGAACGCCATACTTGTATATTATTGTTGGATGTCGGACGAACCGTCACGTGCATCCACGTTTGTATCGTTTGATTTGGATTACTTGGGTTAATAAAATTGAATTTTGTAGTTATAATAGTAGAGTAACAATTTAATATAATTAATAGTTTTATTTATAATGGTTTCGCCTGATGGGGCGTACAATTACGATTAATACAATGTTCGACCGTGCTACTGACTAGTTCCTGCAACTGGGCTCTAGTAAGTGTTATGTTGGACTCAGCCCGGGAAGCACCGATCATTGAGGCGGAGTCCCCTGGATCCAGCATACTTGTGCTGAGTCTGTTGAGTTCACGATACGGGTGGTTCCTGTTGTGCACCTCGGATTCTGTCTCCATGGTATCAGGCCCAATACAGCTACGCGTGGCCCATGATTCACCAGGCCTTAATTCTATTGCCGAGTGCAGGCCCAGTCGACTGGAGGACTCGCACTTCACCAGCTTCCTCTCGACCTTGCCGTAGTCCACATGGGAAAAGTCGATATCTTTGCCGGTGAACTGCTTGGAGAGTATCTTTACCGTCGGGGAACGGAATATGACATCAACAGAGTGCTTTGCTGTCGACATCTTCAGTTTGCCCTTGAATTTTGCGAAATGGGTCCCCTGATGTACATTGGTATCAGATACCCTGTAGTACAGCTTCCATGGGATGGGATCTTTCAGAGAGAAGAAAGAGGCGGAGAAATAGTGCAGATCTATGTTGCACCTTATGGGAAAGGTGTACGACGCCTGTAAGGACTCGTTATCCGTCATGCGCTTGTCGTGAATCTCCACTATGACGGACCCTGTGGCGTTAATCGGTACCTGTTGTCGGTACTCTATGACGCAGTGGTCGATCTTCATGCATCGACGCCTGACAGTCGCACCCCACTGTTCCGCCGTAGACGGAAACTGTAGAACAATCTCTGTTAGGTCATGAGTCAGACGATATTCGTCCCTATGTGATTCTATGTAATTAAAAGAACTAGGAGCTTGAGCTAATTGTGATTCCATTTAAGAAAATTAGGTCGCGCAGCGAGACAGGACTAACTAGATGGGTTATTACCAAACTGGGTGATAAAATAAGAAAGAGATTTGCGATAAACTATTTACAGAGATAACAGTGTATCCAGTAACTGGGGAAAGAGATGAAGGTATGATGTCTTCCTGGAACGATGGAACTGGTTATATAGACCAATATAGTACGGATAATATGTTTAATCTGAAAAGATGTATTGTTCATAATAATTAGAAACATGAAGGGTATTTATCACTAATAACACATATTATGTATCTTAAATATGTTTAACTGTTATAACGCTTCTTTTTAATAAATGTTTTAAGTGAAACGACACAACAGCTTGCGTTTTATATCGGTACACACCAAAGTCTCTGTGTACCGATATATCGGTACACAATATATACTAGTGGCCTCTATAATGCTACTAAGGCGTGCAGTTCCACCTAGGCGTGGGAAGAAGGGTATTTAGTGTCTTTTCACTATTTGTTTGTAAAGGGTTTGATATCCGCATAAGGGTATTTGTGTAACTTACCACACCGCTGCTGCACGCCTTTAATATT